TAAAGCACCTCTATTATCTATTCTCCCTGTTCCAGACACCCATGGAATAGTAGTGTTGCCGGGAGCATTTATACCTGCTCTAGACTGATTGCCTTGTCCTGTGTATCCTCTATTACCTGCTGCATCTATTACAGTATCAGCATATCTTTTATCCATTGCTTTTTCATAAACGGATTGCTGAACACCCATTGTCTCATTATAAGGGTCAAATCGTGTTGGAGGACTACTCGGACTTGCACTTCCTCTAAATCGACTTCCTCCACCTCCTCCACCCCAGTTGATTGCAGGTACTTGATTACCGAAGAGTGCATTGTATTGTGCTACAGCTCCCGGTTGTTTCGCATTCAATTCAGCCAAGGCTGATTCATACATCGGTTGAGAACTGTATCCTGAGAATCCATCGAAATCTGTTGGTGTTGGCATACCACTTGTAGCTGTTAAACCACTATTTGGAGCTAGTAAACCAAATGCTTCAGCAGCTCCTATATTGGTATTGAATGCTGCATTCTGAGCTGGTGTGAATGCCGCTACATCTCCACCATAGTAGGGCATGTACTCTATTTGTTGTACTGCCTCAGCTCTCTGAAGATTTCTTGCTGCCGGCCCTCGAAGCCATTCAGGTATCGTTGTTTCCTGTGTTTTTGAACCTCCCTTACCACCACTCATGTCACCACTCCTTTGCTAATGTTACGAATTGCTGTTTCCATCCCCTTGAGGCTAGAATCTTCTTCCAACCTGCTCTGCCACTTACAGTCATCCCTTGGCAATCGTTACGCTTGGCAAATTCAACAGCACTATCATGCATGTCTGTTATTTGGTCAATTCCATGTCCTTTTGCTCCACCTGCTAGGAAGACATGCAGAATCTTCTTGTTAGGATACACTAAAATCTCAGTAACTGCACACCCTCTTTCACCACTCCATAGTTGCATGTGTCCACTTATTACTCCATCAACAATGTCAACGAAGTCGTGAGTGTCTCCACCTTTATCGAGTGCTAGTTGTATCCACTCCCTGCATTTGATTAGTTCTTCTGTTATAGTCATGTGTCTAATCATCACTCCATATTTTTACCCAAGCACCATTCTTTGATACTACTACTGAGCCTTCAGCTTCATCCCACATAATTATTCCATTTTCAGAAGCTACAGAATCAGAGTCTTTATGTTGTAATGTATTTCTAGTAGCAGTTAGATACTTAGCGATACGTTCCCCCCAGATATTCCACTTGTCTCCTAATGGTGGAGGTGGTAGTTGTCCACTCATCGTACACCACCCGGTTTAGCCTCTATTCGCATCACACCTGCTCTCCAATTAGCCAAGATGTTGCTCTCGATTCTCATTCTTATCTGTCTACCTGAGAATCTGACAGGTGTAGGATTAGCCATCGTGTATGAACCATAAGTCCTTTCGGTATCATTCGGATGGAATCTCGTCTTGAAGGTAACCTTGACATCTCCCTGTGTCAATTCGTCAGGAATAAGATTGGTTACTTTCATAATCTGGTCACCATTGCCAAGGCTTATCGAACCTGACTCAGCGAATGGTGTTAAAGAACCATGATAGAATCCATATTCGTGGTTGAATAAATCGCCATCTGCATCTGCCCATATAGGGAAATCGAATACACCTCTGTCAACTCCTGCTGTTCTATCCAATAAACCTACTGACCAATGACCTTCCTTATAGTCGTAGGTGACATAACTGTCATTCTCTGTTGAATTTTCTGAAGTATAAAACCACCATATCTCGCTGTGCTGTGAGTTGTGGATAGCATATGCTTTGCTGATTTGACTGCTGGAGATGTTCTTGAAGATATAATCACTAACATCGCACTTGAGTTCTGTTGCGACACTACCATCAAACATGAAGAATCCATTTGCACCTAACCAGAATGCTCCTTGGTCGATTGCTACCACAGATTTTCTTGATGCTACTCCACACGCTGTACCGACTCTCTCGAATCCATACACGAAAGGTGGGCCGCTGTATGTAGCTATATGGGCATCTGTATCTGTCAGAATCAATGTTGTTCCTCTCATTCTGACACCACACATAATCTGTCCAGTTGTCTGTAGCTCGAAATCACCTGCTTCGTTGGTAGCTGCTGGTGTCCAGACTGTGTTTGCTTCCTTATCGCACCATTGAACTTTTCTTGGATTTCCACCTGCTCCGAGGGCGAATACGAATCTCTCCTCGGTCACCAACATGGAATTATTGCTTACTGGTGCATTGGTTAATGCTGTTGGTAGGACTGATGTGTTCAGTTGCCACTCATAAATCTTTCCATCCTTGGATGAACAAGCCAAGAGATATTGTCCCCAGTTGTCCAATGCCCAAGTTGTCGCTTCCTGATAGACTCCTGTACTTGGTCGAGTGATACCATACATGCCAGTTCCCCAATAACCACCACCATAGGCAACATTTAATACTGCATCCACATCTCCTGATGTGAGTCCTGAAGGTGTAATATCTGAAAGTGTGCCTGATGCATTGATGTAAATGAGTTTGTTATGTGTACCAGCAGCCAATGCTGAAGCGTTGCTATTGTCCACCCAAGCATGTAATGCTCTTGGAACTGATGCTGTTGCAGATGCTTTTCTTGTATCCCAACCACCTACAGGTCGCATTGAACCATCGTTCCATCTGACCAAGTTAGCATCTCTCCATCTGTTCGTAGACTCGAAATCCGTTCCATTTCTATAGACACCTGCTGGTAATTGTAAAGGTATCAATGCCATAATATTATGCCGCTATTTCTGTCCATACTTCTGCACCCTCCGATATAGGTGACCACTTGAGTCTCGCTAATGAAACAATACTTAATGTTGATGTCATCGTACCTGCCGCTAATCGTACATAACCTGCTTTCGCTGTTATTGATGCAGTAGATGTCATTGTTGCACTTACCTCCACCACTATTTGTGAATCACAAGCTATGGTTGAAACACCATAGATACCAAAGGAATCTGTAGCATTGCCTAATCGTACACGTTGACCTGCACATGCTATGGTACTCGCTACAGACGAAGTTGCTCCTCCAAGATGTATTCTCTCACCTGCACAGGTTGTCGTAACTGTAGAAGTAAATGCACTTGAACCTGCGGCTGACAATGAAGCGACAGACGCTACAACAGTCGCACTAGCTGATACTGCTCCTGAGTTTTGGATTCGTACACCACTCGCTGTAACAGTTGCTGCAACTGTTGCCGAGAATGGAACATAGGTAGAACCATACCTATCTTGTCCATATAAATCTTGACTATATCTCGCCATGTGAGACTAGCCTAGTTCAATGTAATATCTAAATCACCTGCTGGAACTCGAAATACGTCTCCATCTGCTATTGCCTTACTGGCTGTCAATGTTGCGTAAACCATTAAGTTGCCTGAAGTCGATGCATCGAATATACCCACATGAGTTATCGTACCCCAAGAAGCACCTGCTGTAGGAAATTCAACAGCACCTGAATTACTGGTTGTGTCTCCAGAAGTGGTAAATGCCATAGCTTGTCTTGCATAGCCTGTACCTGATACCTCTGTTCCACCACCTGCCTCGCCCGGTGCTGATGTGAAAAGTGCTATATACTTGGTTGAAGGTGCTGTATAAGCCGCACCTGCGAACACATGGTCTAGTATTTCTGTCTCTAAAAAATTAGTAAATGACATTATCCTAATCCTCTTATTTTAAGTCTCAACCCTGAACCACTATACTGAGCTAGTTCAGAAGCCTCATTTAATCTAGCTACTGCAGCACTATACATCTGTGCCCAAATAGCTACCCTTTCGTCTTCTGCTAGGTACGGTGCTGAATGTATCAACGCTCCATAGAGGTATACATCAGGCGCTTCTGTCAAAAGCCAGTTATCTGCGTTGCTACCACTTAAAGCTGTTGTCTTCTGGTAGTAGAGCAACTCAAAATTCGTTTCAGCAGATGGTGTTGGATACAGTTGAAACTGTGCATCTGCATGTGTGTAATAAATTGGTGTTCCTGAAGCATCCAAAGCTTTCTGTCGTTTGTCTGCCATTGCATCTCGTGAAATCAAGTTGACCACAGATGTCGTGTTGTCTGTTATGTGCAACCTTATCGTTTCTAGCCAATCGGAAGGTATCTGTATATATTCATCAGCTGCATCCTGTTGACCACTTGCACGAGCTTCCATCCTCCAATGACGTACATCCCTGTTGATTTGAGCTTCTGCCAAAGTAATGAAGTCAGGTATGACTGTTGTTAAATCGTCTCTGTTGAGGAAGTCAGCGATACTTGCTTTCAGTTCATCGTAAGTAGTGAGTGCCATATTAGTATCCGAAACCTAAGTTCTGTAGTGGTAGACCCTCATCCTGTATAGCATATCCATCAAGTGGAACATTACCAGTTACAACTTGCTCTATAAATAGTTGCTGTTGTTCAGGACTCAGCCTCTGCATTACTGCATTTACTTGTTGTATTTGTTGAGGTGAAAGTTGTGACATCTTCGTTTTAAATATTCTGTCTTTGTCTGCCATGACTTTCCTTAGAAACTGTTGCTCTGTATCTCCACCTGCTGTAGATTCCATAGCAGGGTTTAAACCACTTGCTGTAATACCTTGAATAGCTCTCATTCTCTCTATTGATTCTTTAGTTGGGTTAATATAGCCACCTGTTGCAGTAGGCGAGTCGAGAACCTTTCCAGTAATAGGGTCTAGTGGAGTATTTCCAATCCAATTTACTTCTGGTACTTCTGGACTAACACTACCACTACCACCACCATAATTCATATCTGCTAAGGTTTTGAAATCAGCATCTGTCAGCTTTGCTATTGCGTCTCTTCTTGCATCTGAACCGATTGGCAAATCAAAATTAGAATCACTCAAATATTTCAATTTTTCCATGAATGCACTTTCAGGAGCTAATGAACCTTCACTATGTCCAGATTTCCTCATTAAGAATTTGAATTTCTCTTCTATGTCAGGAGTTAGAGCAATCTC